TTGGTCAGAGCATATGCAGTACCCCGACCTGCGCCCCAAGGTGATTGAAGAGGCGACTGTGGTGTACGGCGATGAGAACGAGTTCGGGCAGGGCAAGAAGGTTGACCTGATGCTGATCGAAGACAAAAGCGCAGGCATTGTGCTGATTCAAGACCTGCAGCGTGCGGGGCTACCTGTGCGCAGCTACAACCCCGGTCGCGCTGACAAGACCATGCGCCTGAACTTGGTCGCGCCGCTGATCATGCGGGGGCGGGTGTACTTGCCTGAGAGCGAAGAGCGCAAGGGTAAGCCGCGCAAGTGGTTGCAACCGTTCGTGACACAGGTGTGCAGCTTTCCCAATGCAAGGCACGATGACTACGTTGACGCGCTGAGTCAGGGGCTGCGGGTATTGCGCGACATGGGATTCATCGGTATTGATCCCGCACCCGATTCAGACTATGATGACGATGAGCGCCCCCGCCGCCAAAACCCCTATGCGATGTGATCATGGCTAAAGCAAAGACAGCAGCTAATGCGTTTATAGACCTTGTTACGCCTAATAAGCCTAAGACATCGCCGTTGAATGCAATTAGAGAAGCGTCAGGTGAAGAGCCGCTCAAGACAATCACAGCGGCACAACGCGCAGCGGCAGGTCGAGCAGCCGCAGCACAGATCGTTGCTCAACCTGAACTACCGATGTCTGAGGCGTTGGGCAACCTAAACGCCGAAGGCAAGCGGTTAGTCGCCACCCAAGCAGATCGAACCCGTGTCGGGGGCGGTAACATTGGCGGCCCCGGCTTCTCCGCAATGTCGTTAGCTGATCCCAACTACGCAGACATGGTTTGGGGCGTTGGTAGCAAAAGCGCGGCAAGCGGTTTGATCAATCAAAATGATCCTCGCACAATTTGGACAACGCTATTGGGATCGCAAACCCAACTCAAGACCAACCCAATCGTCTTTGCCAAGCTAGAAAAAGAATTTAGACAAGCAATGAAAGACGGGAAACTAAGCCCAGAACTAGAAGCCAAGATCAATCACAACTTAGCGTTGACCCTTGGCGAAGGCGCTGATATCCGCGACCCGAACATTTGGAAAGAGGCTGACAGTTTTGACCGCCGTGCGGCATTGTCCGATATTATGATCGGCGAGGGTATTCCCCCAAAGAAAGGCGGCGTAGCATTGGGTGGCGCGAAGAGCGGTAAGGGGGTTATTTTTGATCCGCTTAGTATTCTTACCCGTGAAACTGAGCCTAGTCTTCGTGGTGATGTGCCAACCTTTGCGTTTGGCCCGCGCCTCTTCACAATGAACGGCGAAACGTCATTCCGACCAGACCTACACCCCGGCTTTCCGATGTTATTACACGGAGAAGACCTTGGCGTAAAGGTGCGCCCAGTTCCTAACGAGATTGCGCTACCCGATTACCGCGCCGAGTTTGCACGGCGTAACGCTGAATTTGCACGACTTAATCCCCAGTCACCACGCGACCCAAACCGCAATCCTAGCTACTACGATCTGACTAAAGGTTTTAAAGGCGAAGGGTTGCCAAGCCAAAACATTACTGAAGAGTGGCTAACGCATCTGCAGAAGCACGGCAACGCTGACGGCGGCATCATCCGCAAAGCTGATGGCGGCATGGTTGATTCAGTACCCGAAGAGGCAATCAAGAACACCGTGCGCGACCCACAGGCTGCGCGTCTGCTTGACCTCGACCTAGCCAAGTACGCGCTGATGAATCAGCCGCAGCGCATGGGTGGGGGCGGCGCGATGAAGAAGATTGCTAAGGCGGCGACCAAACCTGCTGCGTTGTCGCAGGCAGAGAAGGATGCGAACCTGAAGCAGTGGATGAGCAGCGGCAAGATCAAAACAGACGAAGGCGATCCGCTTCGGCTGTACCACGCAACGCCCAAGGACTTTGACCAGTTTAAGGCAGGCGGCAACGATCCAACAATGAGCGGTGTGGCAACTTGGCTGACCGACAACCCTGAGTATCAACCCGCCGCACACAATATTGGTGGTGGGCAGCGCGGGTTTAAAGAAGGCACAAACGTGATGCCCGTCTACAGCAACGCATCTCGACCATTGTTGATTGATGATCCGCAGATGCAACAATGGGCGAATGACGTATTTGCAGGCGGCAAAGGCGAGTTGCCCTATATGGTTTCGCCAAACACGGCAAAAGCAATTAAAGAGGCGGGTTACGACTACATCCACTACGCCGACCCGCACAAGTCCAACGAGCCGCACGAATACATCATGCTCGACCCTGAGCGCCAAATCAAATCAGCCATCGGTAACCGTGGCACATATGACCCCAACGAGCCGTCTATCACCAAGGCACACGGCGGCGCAGTTCGCATGGCGCAAGGCGGTCAGGTGCTGTCAGAAGCCATTGGCGGTCAGGTGCAGACACCAGTTCAGGGCGATATGGGCAAGATGACGTTCGACCAGTACCGCACATCCATCGGGATGCATGAGGGCGGTCGGCACATGGCGAACGGCGGTCAGGTGCAACGCTTTGACGAGGGCGGTCAGGCATCGCTTGATCAGATGCGGTACGAACTCGCCAACAGCCCTGTGATGCAAGCTACGCCTCGCAACCCAGTGCAAGATTGGATCGGTACGTTCGGCGGGTACATGGACAAAGCAGGAAAGTTCATAAGCGAGTCGATTGAGCCAACCGCAGAGAAGCACCCTGTCAAAAACTTCTTGGCTAATATGTTTTTAGCTGATCCGCTTAAAGGTGCGGGTACATTGATGCAAGACTTGACAGGCACGGTACGCGAAACAGACGAAGACAATCCTGTGCGCGGAATTATTGACAAAAATTGGAAGAATCTGAGCAACGGAACAGAGCCGCTGCTTGACCCACGGGTGCTTGACATCGCTCAGTTTGGTGGGCCTGCTGCCAAGGCTGCAACGAAGGTGGTCAGAACAGGCGCTAAAGCAATTACTCCGTTCGCCAAGAGTGCGGCAGAGATGGCAGCGGAGTTGTACGGTCGTGGGCAGATGCCCGGCATGGTCGCCCCCAACGCATTTATGGTTGAACCGTCAGCACCTAAACCTGCCAAGGCACTCGCCCCCGCCAATGAGCAGGGGTTCTACTCGCCCACTGAGGCGGCAGCACTGAACCTGCAGCGCAAGTCAGGCAACGGTCAGGCGTTTTTGAATGACATTATGAAGGGCGAGAACGTGCGCTCTGAAGAGATCAGCGGTATGGGCTTGGATACATGGCTCAAGGACAAGAAAAACGTCACAGCGGCTGAAGTGCAGGACTACATCGCGCAGAACAAGTTGGGCTTGGGTGAGACGTTGTATGGGGCAGTTAAAGAAGATCCTGTTGGAATGGCAAATCGCAAAGAAATATTTGATTTTTATCAACCTGAAATTGATAGGTTGTACAAAAAACATGATGCTTATTTTGACGCAGGTGACAATGCATCTCGGCGCAAAGTTGAAGATCAAATAATTAACGTGCAACTCAAAAGAAATGCAGAAGCTAATAGCGCGTATGAAATTCCTAACTCTAAGCCTACAAAGTTCGAAGAACACGCGCTGCCCGGGGGCGAAAACTACCGCGAGGTGGTGATCACGATGCCTGATCCAAAAGATGCGTTGATGGATCAAATTAAAGCACTAGGTATCACTAAAAACAAAACTGACAGAATATCAGTGAACGACATTTTGCAGCGTGGCGGCTCAGATGAGTTAGCTGAAAGTTGGAAAAAAGCTATGACCGATCCTTACCGCTCATCACACTTTGACGAACCCAACGTACTCGCCCACCTGCGCATGAGCGATCGAGTGACTGACGGCAAGAAGACGCTGCTCGTCGATGAGGTGCAGTCTGACTGGCATCAGGCGGGAAGAGAACAGGGGTATGGCCCAACAATGGAAAAATCTGTTGAGGCATATTACGAAACAAAAGATGGTCAACGAATCCCAATTGGGTTTGGCAAAACCAAAGAAGAGGCTGAAGCAAATATTGATGTTGGTTGGAAAAATATGGTTGACATCAAATATGAAACTCACGAAAGAAAAGTCAAAGAAGGCGTACCCAACGCCCCCTACAAAGACGACTGGTATCAACTCGCCCTACGCCGTGCGGTCAAAGAAGCAATCGATGGCGGCTACGACCGTGTGGCGCTGCCGACTGGTGCGCGGGTGGCAGATCGGTTTAAATTGACCAACCATGTTGACGAAATTGTGTACGGCAAAAATGGCGATATATATTTTTATAAAAATCGTGACAGCGTTAAAAGTTTAAATGGTAAAAAACCCGAAGAATTGGGTGCAATTGTTGGTAAAGAAGTTGCAAAAAAATTATTAGATTCAGAACCAAATAAATATGGCGCAAGAACTTTAAGCGGTGTGGACTTGGAAGTCGGCGGCGAGGGCATGAAGAAGTATTACGACGAGATATACCCAACCTACCTCAAGAAATTCGGCAAAAAGTACGGTGCAGGCGTTGGCAAGACAACCGTTGACGTAGAAGGTGCTGCCGAACCCCTGCACTACATGGACATCACCCCCGCGATGCGCAAAGAGTTCAGCACAGGCATTCACATGGCAAAGGGCGGCAAGGTGTCGTTCGCCAAATCCGCAGACGATATGCGCAAAGAGTTACTAAGGAATAAACATGGCTGATATGCCTATACCGCAGGACTACGACCGCCACATTGATCCGATTGAGGACATGGGTGCGCTAGGTGAGATCGCTGAAGTTCACTTGTTTGATGAAAGCATCCAAGAGATGGATGACGGGTCAGCGGTTGTCAACCTTGATGATCTGAAGACACCCGAAGACTCGCCTGACTTTTACAGCAACATGGCTGAAGAACTTGATTCGTATGACTTGGGCGACATCGCGCTGAAGTACATTGAACTGGTCGAAAAAGACAAAGAGGCGCGTGAAGAGCGCGACAAGCAATACGAAGACGGGTTACGCAGAACTGGCATGGGCAACGATGCCCCCGGCGGCGCTCAGTTCAACGGCGCATCGCGTGTCGTGCATCCCGTGATGGCAGAAGGTTGCGTTGACTTCGCAGCACGCGCCATCAAGGAATTGTTCCCGCCTGACGGGCCAGTCAAGACCAAGATCGCAGGCGAGGTCACAGAGCAGAAGACCAAACTCGCAGAGCGCAAGCGCGACTTTATGAACTGGCAGCTTACCGAACAGATCGAAGAGTACCGCGATGAGGAAGAGCAGCTTCTGACGCAGCTTCCCTTGGGCGGCAGTCAGTACATGAAGATGTGGTATGACGAGGGTAAGCGCCGCCCCTGCGCTGAGTTCCTGCCGATTGACAACGTATACCTACCGTTCGCGGCTGCAAACTTCTACACCGCCTCGCGTGTGACCGAAGTCAACGACCTGACCGAAGACGAGTACGGCGTGCGCGTGGCATCAGGGATGTACCGCGACACCGACATCTACCGCGCAAGCCAAGAGCCTGAGCAAAGCCGACCTGAAAAGGCGAACGACCGCATTGAGGGTCGCAAGTCTGAGAACGAGAACATTGATGGCGTGCGGCGCGTGTATCACATCTACACATGGATGGAGATCGAAGACGATAAAGAGTCAGGCGGCGAACGCGCCCCCTACATCTTGATGATCGATGATCAGACAACCGAAGTGATTGGGATGTATCGGAACTGGGAAGACGGTGACGAGGACATGATCAAGTTGGATTGGATCGTTGAATTCAAGTTCATCCCGTGGCGCGGCGCATACGCAATTGGCTTGCCACACCTGATCGGCGGTCTTGCTGCCGCGCTTACTGGTAGCTTGCGTGCTTTGTTGGATAGCGCACACATCAACAACAGCAGCACGATGCTGAAGCTGAAGGGCGGGAAGATTTCGGGTCAGAGTCAGACGGTTGAACCCACGCAGGTGGTGGAGATCGAAGGTGCGCCCGGTGTCGATGACATCCGCAAGATCGCCATGCCCATGCCGTTCAACCCACCCTCTGCCGTGCTATTTCAGCTTCTAGGGTGGCTGACCACCGCAGCCAAGGGGGTAGTCACTACCGCCGAAGAAAAGATCGCCAACGTCACATCCAACTCCCCCGTTGGTACGACTCAGGCGCTGATCGAACAGGGCGCTGCGGTGTTCTCATCGATCCACTCGCGGTTGCACACAAGTCAGGCGCGTGTACTGAAGATTCTTGGTCGCTTGAACCGTTGGTATCTTGATGTTGAGAAGACCGACATGGCTCAAGAACTTGGCGTGACCAAGGAGGACTTTGAGCGCAACACCGATGTCGTACCAGTTTCTGATCCCCACATCTTTGCGGAGTCGCAACGCTATGCTCAGATTCAGGCTCTCGCCGCAAGAGCGCAGGCGAATCCAAATCTTTATAACCTCTTGGCTGTTGAAAAGCGCATTCTTAAGCAAATCAAACTTCCTGATATCAATGAAGTGCTACCTGATCCGCAAGACGTTAAAGAGATGAACCCCGCGCTTGAGAACGTGGCTATGACGCTTGGCAAGCCTGCAGGCGCGTTCCCGCATCAAGACCACCTAGCACACCTTCAGGTGCATTTGGACTACGCCAAAGACCCTGTGTACGGCGCAAACCCCATCGTAGCCCCTGCGTTCATTCCCGCTGCGCTTGAACACATCAAGCAGCACCTAACGCTGTGGTATCTGCAGCGCATGGATGCATACGCAAGCAATTCGCTGCAAGAACCGTTCAACATTCTGAAGGTGCAACCGATCATTGACAAAGCGCAGCAGTTGCTTGCCCTGTCATCGCAGCACTTGCATCAGGATACGGCTGAACAGTTCCAAGGCATGATGCCTGTCATGCAGCAGATGATTCAGACGATTCAGCAATTGAAATCGCAGCAACAACCGAATGATCCATCAGTTCAGGCACTGGTTCAAACGCAGATGGCTGAAACTCAGCGCAAGGCGAAGAACGACAATGATCGATTGCAGTTTGAGGCAGCGAAGTTAACTGCAGACACTCAAGCCAAGCAAGAAAAAAACGTGGCTGATCAGCAAATTAAAGCCGCAGAACTTACGCACGATATCAACTTGCTGACGCTTGAGCAGCAACATGAGCAGCAGCGTCAGCAATTGCAGGCGCAGCAAGAGCAGCAACTTCAAGCACAACAGGCAGCACAAGCACAGCAGGAAGCAGCACAACCCCCAACTGAACCACCCCAAGGAGTTTAATCATGGCTGAAGGTATCTCGCAACACAAACGCATGGCAATGGGCGAATCCGTTCCGATGGCAAAGGGCAAGGGGTCACTCCCCAAGTTCGCAGGCGGCGGCGCAGTCATGGCTGAGAGCAAGGTCGCTAACCTACCCGCCAAGGGTGAGGTCATGCCATTGGTCAAAGGAACAGGCGCAAAGATTGCCACATTTAAAAGAGGCGGCAATGTAGAGGGCGGCAACATCAGAGAAAAACTTTTGCCTAAACGCAGAAAAATTAAATCTGCTAGTCACGGCAAATGATCAACCAGTTAATCGATCAGATCAAGAAGCGGCGCGTGGAAATCGCGCTTGCTCTTGCTGAAGGTCGCGCAATCAATATTGAGTCGTATCACCGCTTGGTCGGAGAGTATCAGGGGCTTGGTGAAGCCTTAGAGATGCTCGACAACCTATTGCAAGAGGATGAACGCGAGATTTAGGAAGGTTTGTCTTTAAAAACAAACCTTTCAATACCCGCGCCGAATGGCGCTTTTAACAAGGAAGTCGTATGACTTTAGAAGAAGCATTTCCAGTAGTTGATTCAGGTTGCGCCCCGCTTGGTGGAAGAGTCTTAGTCCAGTTCAAGCAAACCCCCAAGAAGACCACAGCAAGTGGAATCATTCTTGTGGAAGAAACCAAAGAAACTGAAAAGTGGAACACGCAGGTGTGCAAAGTCATTGAACTTGGCGCATTGGCTTACCGCAACCGCGACACGCTAGAGTTGTGGGCTGAAGGTGTTTGGGCGGCGGTAGGCGACTATGTGCGCGTACCACGTTGGGGCGGTGATCGGTGGGAAGTACCACTTGGCGAAGATAACAAAGAGTGCGCTCTGTTTGCCATCTTCAATGATATCGAAGTGATCTCAAAAGTAACTGGTGATCCACTCAAAGTTAAGGCGTTCCTATGAACTCGACTGAAAAACTTGAAATGCAAGACGAAGCTGACGGCAGCGCGGTAGTCAACCTGCCCGATGAACAGGAAAACCCACAATCACTAGCCGAAGGGGGCGATGTTGATAACCATCCTGACGATACTGCGGGTGTTGACGATGACGATCCTGATCGTGAGCAGATTCGTGCTGCAAGACGCGAGGAACGCCGCCTCAAGAAACAGATTCATAAGGAGAAAGCGAGTCAATCGAACCACCTGATCAACGCGCTGAAGAAGCAGAATCAGGCGCTTGAGTCACGGTTGGCTAATCTTGAAACCCGCACATCGGGCGCTGAACTAGCGCGTGTTGATAAAGTGATCGATGACACGCAAGTGCAGATCGAATACTCCAAGATGAAGATGCGTGAGGCTGTCAGTCAGCAAGACGGCGATGCTGTGGTCAAAGCGCAAGAGTTGATGTATGAGTCGCAGCGTAAGCTAGAGGCGCTCAACAACATCAAAGCGAACGCCACCAAGCAAATGTCAGCCCCAAAGCAGAACATCAATGTACCTGATCCTGCGGTGCAAGAGATGGCTGCTGACTGGATGGCAAAGCATAAGTGGTACGACCCTCAAGGCAAGAACTTGGACTCAGAAATTGCCCAACGGATTGACAAAACCTTAACCGAAGAGGGTTTTGACCCCTCATCACAAGACTATTGGGATGAACTTGATGATCGACTCAAGAAATATGTGCCTCACCGCTTTACTGAAAGTCGCAATCAGCGTGATGACCGCTCACAGCGCACGCCGCCAAGGTCTATCGTGACTGGGTCGGGGCGTGAAAGTGCGCCAAACACCCGCTCAAATGAGTATCGCATCAGCCCTGAGCGTGTCGCAGCCATGAAAGAAACAGGCGCTTGGAACGACCCAGTACGCAAAGCCGCAATGGTGAAGCGTTACATGGAACATGACCGTCTTAACAAAGGAAATCAATAATGGATAGCCGTTTAAAACGCAGTTCAGGCGCAGGGCGTGAGAGCCGTGCAGCACAAAACGCAGATCGCAGCCCTGCAGACGAGAAATTAGCGTCAACCTTGGCACGCCGCAAGATGTTCCGCGATGAGTTCATGCAGGAATCGCTTCCAAAAGTGCCTGATGATCCAAATTGGCACTATTGTTGGCTTTCTACAACAAATGCATACGACACGATCCACAAGCGTATGCGTTTGGGCTACCAAGCGGTGACCACGGATGACTTGCAAGGCTTTGAACACCTCAAAGTCAAGTCAGGCGAGAATATCGGACACATTTCGATCAACGAGATGGTGCTTTATCGCTTGCCGATGGAGATTTATCAAGACTATATGCTTGAAACTCACCACTTCGCGCCGATTGAAGAGTCAGACAAGATTCGGACACAGCAAGAGCAGCTTTTGAACACAAAAGACAGCAGCGGTCGCCGTCTTGTTCAGTCAGAAGGCGATGGTATGCCTGATGAAAGCAATGTTCGTCTACCTGTTTTTGAGTAATCTGTTGTATTTGTGAAAATTACCTTATAATTCTCACATAGCCGCCCATTTTGCATAAGGTGGGCGGTGCTAAATCAAGAATTTCTAAAATCACGTTGTATGGTGATTTTGCCTGTAGCTTTGAACAAAGCGAAAATCAAAATTTCTTTTCAACTATTTTAGGAGTTTTCAAATGAGTGCAACATCCGCACCTTTTGGTCTTCGCCCCGCATACTTCCCTACTGGTGTGGAAAAAGCACAGGCGTTAGCCAATGGAATTGCTTCAGGGTATGCAACAAGCATCCTGAAGGGTCAAGCTGTTCAGTATTCGCCTAACGCAGGCGTGATTCTGCCAGTCTTGGATACCACAACAAACAGCGGCTTGGTTTCAGGCGTATTCGCAGGCGTTGAGTGGACTGATACAACTGGTCGCCGCCGTGTGTCGAATTACTGGCCCGCAAGCACCGCTGCTATCGCAGGCAGCGTGGTCGCCTATTTTTATAACGACCAACAACTCGTCTACGAAATTCAGACTGACGCAACAATGGCTCAAACCGCTATCGGTAACGAAGCAAACTTGAGCAACTTCGCTGCAGGATCAACCACCACTGGCTTATCGCAGATGACTCTGTCAGCTTCGCTTGTGGGTTCAGGTTCAGCAGCGCAGTTCCGTATTGTTGATATTGCACCGTATGCAGATAATGCATGGGGCGATCCATTCGTGATCGTTCGGGTACAAGTCAGCAAGCCTCAGTTCATTTCGACTGTTAACGCCATCTAAGGGGAACTGACATGGCAGCACCAATGCGCAGTACCGACTTTAGATCGGTTGTTGAGCCGATCTTGAGCGAAGTTTTTGATGGCGTGTATGACCAACGCTCTGACGAGTGGAACAAAGTGTTCCGTGAGCAGACTGGCATTCCACGCAACTACCACGAAGAGCCAGTCCTGTATGGCTTCGGTGCAGCACCTGAGTTACCTGACGGTAGCGCAGTGACGTACCAACAGGGTGGTGTTCTGTTCTTACAGCGTTACCTCTACAAAGTGTACGGGCTTGCCTTTGCACTGACCAAGGTACTCGTTGAAGACGGCGACCACATCCGTTTGGGTCAGGTCTATGCCAAGCACTTGGCACAGTCTTTGGTCGAAACCAAAGAAACCCTGTCAGCTAACGTGCTAAACCGCGCTTTCAATAGTTCGTATGTTGGCGGCGATGGCGTTGCGCTCAGTTCGGCTTCACACCCGATTGTCAGCGGCAACTTCAGCAACTTGTTGGCAACATCAGCCAATCTGTCGCAGACTTCGCTTGAGCAGATGCTTATTCAGATTCGCCAAGCCGTGGACAATAATGGGAAGAAGATTCGTCTTCAGCCGAAGCAGTTGGTTGTTGCCCCCGGGAACGTGTTCCAAGCCGAAGTTCTGTTGAAGTCTGTGCTTCGCGCAGGCACTGCCAACAACGACATCAACCCAGTCAAGTCGATTGGTTTGTTGCCTGAAGGTTGCGCAGTTCTGTCGCGTTTGACTTCAGCTACAGCTTGGTGGGTGCAGACTGACGCGCCTGAAGGCTTGAAGTTGATGATGCGCCGTGGTCTTGAGAAGACTATGGAAGGTGACTTTGAGAGCGATTCAATGCGCTACAAGGCTACTGAGCGTTACACCGTGGGTTGGACTGACCCACGCGCTGTGTACGGCACGCCCGGCGTGTAAAGCAAAGGGGGGCGGTGAAATACCCGCCCCTTTTTTAATTTAATTCTGAGTGGTTCAAGCCACAGGAGTTTTCAAATGCCCCAGTTTTCAGACGACCTATTTTTAGGTTCAGCCATTACCACTCAGGGTGAAGATTCATACCCTGCTGTTTCAACCTTTACTGGTTCAATTGCTACAACCACGCTGACCGTCACTGCGATGCTTTCGGGTGACCCAATTACTGTTGGTATGTTTATTGACAGTTCAACGGCACTCACCAATGGAACACGCATTACCGCTTTTGGTACAGGTACAGGCGGCGTAGGAACGTATACCGTAAGCGCCTCACAAACTGTAGCAAGCGCCACAATCATTGGTTCGGGTAATGCTTCTTTGCAAAACCCATCACCCATGAGCGTAGGTGTTGGCCCATTGGGTCGCCTCTTCATTTGGGATGCTGTACCACAGGCAAAACTGACAACAAACATTGTTGCCGCTGCCATCACAACTGCCGCCGCTCTCCCTCTCGCAGCAGGTGCAGGTGTTATATCCACGACCATCACAGGCGGCGCAACAGGCTTGCAGCTTGACTGTCCTCGCGCAGTTGCTACAACCACAGGCGCAGGTACTCCGACTTCTGTCAACATTACCATTTCGGGTTACGACTATTACGGTCAAGCCATGAGCGAAGTGATCGCAACTGGTACAGTCGCATCAACAACGGTCAACGGTAAAAAAGCCTTTTACCAAATCTCTAGCGTTACCGCTTCAGGCGGCAGCGTGGTGACTGTTGCTGTGGGTACAACTGACATCTTGGGTTCGCCATTGCGCATTACCGACAGAGGTTACGTTGCCCGTGCAGGTTGGGATAACACCTTGGCTGAAGATGCAGGCACAATGACTGTTGCCGCTACTTTGACGGCTACTACAACCACAGGCGATGTGAGGGGTACTTATGCGCCCTCATCTGCTTGTGACGGCATCAAACGGCTTGTGATGGGAATAGCCCTACCCGCAATCGCGGCTGGCCCGAACGCAACCCGCACTGGCGCTCTTGGCGTTACACAGGCATAGGAGATAAATCATGGGTTTCAAATCAGAAACAAAGATGAAGTCTACGGAAATGACTGCTGACGAAGTGACCACAAAGGGCATGAAGTCGGGCGGTATGCCAATGGTCATGAAAGACGGTAAAAAAATACCTGCTTTTGCTGCCAAAAAAGGCGGTATGCCCAAGAAGATGAACATGGGCGGCGCGATGATGCCTGACGCATACAACCCTAGCATGGCTATGAAGTCAGGCGGCAAAACCAAGAAGATGGCTATGGGCGGCGGTATGCCTATGGGCGCACTTCCAACTGCTGCCGCCCCTGCGATGGGCGCACGCCCACCTATGGGTGCTGCAATGGGTCGTGCGATGCCTGCACGCCCCGCAATGGGCGCACGCAAGCCTGACCCACGCCAAGCGATGATTGAGGCTGCAATGGCTCAAAAAGCCGCTCAAGCACCTATGATGCGCAAGAAGGGCGGCATGGCTAAAGGCGGCGAGTCAAAAGCTGAAACCAAATCAGAAATGAAGATGGACAAAGCCCAAGACAAGGCGATGATTGGCAAAGCGTTCAAGCAGCACGATATGCAAGAGCATAAGGGCGGTAAGGGTACTACGCTCAAGCTGAAGCACGGCGGCATGAAGGGCTATGCAACTGGCGGTGTTATTCAGAAATTTGCCACAGGCGGTGTCGTAAATGGCGCTGCGGGTTACGCTGACGGTGGTTTTGCCAAAGTAAAGTGCAAAGACGGCGGCGGCTTCAAGGCAATGAAGAAAGGCAACTGCTAGTAATAAATCGGGGCGGCTGCGGTCGCCCTTGTTTTTTCAAAGGATAGATTATGGGCAGTATCATCTCTTCAGTCACCCGTGTCGGAACATATGAACCCTTTGACTTGCAAGTTGCTCGCAGTCAAATTATGGGACATAGTACGGTAAACATTTACGGCTATGGTTCTGCCATCACAACAACTGCTATCCCTGCTTGGGAAAACGCAACGGCGTACACTTTCCCTGCTGCCGCAACAACCATGAACTTGGTAAGCACAATCAATACTGGCGGTGACAAAACAGGCACGGTTGTTACAATTCAGGGTTTGGATTCAAGCTATGTTGCAATTAGTGAAAACTTGACGCTGAACGGCACTACTGCTGTTATGACCGCAAAATCATATTTGCGCATCAATTCCATCTTTGTTGCATCTGTAACGGCAGGTACTATGCCAACAGGAACGATTACGCTTAAAAATTTGACCAACACCACAACTTACGCACAAATCGGTCTTACCGTAGCGGGTGAAAGTATCGGTCGCAGTCAAATGTCAATTTATACAGTTCCTGCAGGTTATACATTTTATTTGAGTCGTGTTGATGCTTACACTTCTGCCAACGGAAGTTCGGCAGATTATATGGTTTACCTTAACTCAACTTATTCTTCAACTGGTGTTGCTAGGACTACTCAGCAAGCGCCTTTTGTGGTCAACTATAACTCGCAGCGTGTGATGCCACGCCCTTTTTTGGAAAAGACTGACATTGTTTTAAAGTTTAGAGCAAGCGCCAACACCTATGTAGCTTCAATTGGTGCTGAAGGTTATTTGATTCTTGATAGCGGTGCTTAACCATGCCAAGCAAATCCCCTGCTCAACACAGGCTGATGAAAGCCGCTGCCCATACAAAAGGTGGATTCGGCGGTGTACCTCAAAAGGTGGGCAAGGAGTTTGCAAAGGCTGACAAGATGAAAGACGGCGGTATAGCCCAGTCTTTAAAAAAGGCAGGCTTTTACGATGAAGGCAAAAGCAAGCCTGAACGATTGAAAATTGTTAGCCAAGCAACTACTAAACCTGAGAGGGTAGAAATTGTGGAAAAAGCATTTTTAAGCAAAAAGATGAAGGGTGGTGGTTTGTACGCAAATATCCACGCCAAGCAAGAACGTATCGCCGCAGGATCGGGCGAGAAAATGCGCAAGGTTGGTAGTGCAGGCGCACCGACCGCTGCAGCTTTTAAACAGTCTGCAAAAACTGCCAAGATGAAAACAGGCGGCTTGTCCAAGAAAACTTGTTGGTAATTATGGCAAAAAGCACATCACTCTCAGTTGGTCGCGGTGAAAAATTATCGACCAAACAAGGTGCGGGGCTGACAGAAAAGGGTCGGGCAAAGTACAATCGTGAAACTGGTAGCCACTTAAAAGCGCCGCAGCCTGAAGGCGGCAGTCGTAAGGATTCGTTCTGTGCAAGGATGAGCGGCGTAGTGAAGAACGCAAAAGGTGATGCGCCTCGCGCAAAAGCCTCTCTCAAACGATGGAAATGTCCGGGGTGGTAACAAATGGCAACAAGCGGCACAGTTGGGCAAACTACCATTTCGGTAATGACGCTCATCGATCACGGTGCAAGACGCGCAGGTAAACTCGCTGAAGAGTTGACCTCTGAGCAGGTCTTAGCCGCCAAGCAAAGCCTGTATTTTTTGCTGTCGAACCTTGTCAACATGGGCATCCAGTATTGGTGCATTGACAAGGTCATCGTTGGTCTGCAACCTGAACAATTGTCGTACACGCTACCAGTCGGCACGGTTGACGTACTGAACGCCAACTACCGCACGTTAACCGCGAACAGCACAGGCTACAACAGCACATCAGGGATCACCTCAAATGCGTTTGACGGGATCGGTCAGAGCATATGCCAACTGACATCAAACACGGGTTCAATCGGCATTGCGAACGGAACGGGTAACCCAGTTTACGTTTCAACGATTGGCATACTCCCTGCGATGTCAGGATCGGTCACAGCGGCGATTCAATACTCAATTGATGGTACGACATGGGTAACCGTGGAATCGCTTCCTGCGACCGCTTGGTCGGTCAACGAGTGGATTTATTACGACATCAACGCATCTGCGAACGCCCCCTACTGGCGCATTCAGCAGTCAGCAGGCGTGAACATGGGGTTCTATCAGGTGGTGTTTGGGTCATCGCCCATCGCCATCAATATGTCGCGCATGAATCGTGATGATTATTCAAGCCTGCCGAACCGCAATTTCACATCAAATCGCCCTCTCCAATGGTGGTTTGATCGCACGATTCCGCAGCCCACGATGTATTTATGGCCCGTACCCGACAACATTCAGCCACAACTTGAACTGTGGGTCAGCCGTCAGATTCAAGACGTTGGCGACCTGAACGGCGAGTTGGAAATCCCGCAGCGTTGGTACATGGCGATCCTAAACGGGTTGTCGCATCAGATGGCGATGGAACTTCCACAGGTTGACCCTGCGCGGATTCAATACTGCGAAGCGCAATGGGAAAAATATTGGGCGATGGCTGAGAACGAAGAGCGCGACAAGTCACCGATTTACTTTGCACCCAACATCAGCTACTACACACGATAATGGGCAGATTCTTAAACACCCTTGGCAATGCGTCATTATCAATCGCAATCTGCGACCGATGCCGCATGAAGAGGGCGTATTCGGTCATCAGCCAAGACGGGAATATACCGGGGCTTCGGGTGTGCAACGAAGGCTGCTCTGACCAGTTTGACCCGTACCGCCTGCCTGCGCGACAGACAGAAAAGATTTCAATCCGCTTCCCCCGCCCTGATGTGAGTGTTATTGCCGCGCACAATGCGCTTGTCACCAACCCATCGGGCAGCTTGGGTATCGCGCTTGAACAAACATCCAATCCGATTGACGGAAACCTTGACACATTGAGTCCATAATGGCTGACGTAAGAATCTCCGCACTACCTCAACCACAGACCGCTCTCACAGGCTTGGAATTAGTTCCTATTGTGCAGAATGGTTTGACCGTACAAACGACCACGGCGGCGATTGCCTCGCTAGGGGGCGGTGGCGGCGGCGGGTTGGCTACAAGTTTGATAGGTGGACTTGCGGGTTCGTTGCCGTATCAGTCTGCAACAAGCGTTACGGCAATGCTGCCAATTGGTACGGCAGGACAAGTTTTAGGAATTGTTGCGGGTTTACCTGCTTGGGTATCTAGCGGCGGTGGGTCGGGTACAGTAACTTCGGTAAGCGGATCGGGCGGTACTACTGGCTTGACACTTTCGGGTGGGCCAATCACAACGGCGGGAACGCTTACCCTTGGCGGCACGTTGGTTGCTTCCAACGGCGGTACAGGTGTAGCAACATTAAGCGGCATTGCATTTGGCAATGGAACGTCAGCATTTACTGCGGCGACAGGGGCGCAAATAGTAAGTGCGATTGGTGCAACAGCGGTTACCAACGCCACCAACGCAACAAACGCAACCAACGCTACTAATCTGCTTGGTGGTGCGACAAGTTCAATTCCTTATCAATCCGCAATAAACAGTACGACAATGCTTGGAATTGGTACGGCGGGGCAAGTTTTGACTGTCTTTGCAGGATTTCCCTCTTGGCGCACACTGTCAAATTATGTGGTCGGGCCTGCCACCTCAACTTTATATGGAATCCCGTTATTTGATAACTCAACAGGAACATTGCTTAGAGATTCTTCTGCTACTGATGGGTCAATCCACGGCATAACAATCGGTAGGGGCGCAGGTTCACTTTCAAGCAATACGGCGTTTGGAGTTTCTACGCTAGGACTTATTACAACGGGGTCGGGAAATTCTGCGTTTGGCGCTCAAACGATGACGGCAAACATTATTGGCGCTTCAAATTCAGCTTTTGGTGACGGTGCTTTGGGGTATGTTACGGCGAGTTTTAATAGTGGTTTTGGTTACAGTGCGGGTACGTTTGTCAGCACAGGAACAAACAACACACTTTTAGGTTACAACGCAGGCAGTGCAATAACTACTGGTAGCAGCAACACAATCATCGGAAACATTAACGGTGTCGCTGCCCTATCCACCACCGTAATCCTTGCGGCAGGCGCTACGGAAAGACTTCGTATTCTTACTGCAGGCGCGTGGTCAATTGGCGCGACAGGAACAAATTACGGCACTTCAGGTCAGGTTCTTACATCGGGTGGCGCAGCCGCTGCACCGACATGGACAACCGTCACAGGAACAGGCACAGTTACTTCTGTCAGCGGTGCAGGCACAGTCAACGGATTGACTCTAACAGGAACGGTCACTACCACAGGTAGCTTGACCTTGGGCGGCACGCTTGATTTGTCTTCACCTCCCGCAATCGGCGGCACAACAGCAGCGGCGGGTACGTTCACAACATTACGAGTCAATTCAACGATTTCTCTTGCAGGTTCAACTGGAACAGCGGGTTATGTGTTGACATCGCAGGGTGCAAGCGCCCCCACTTGGACAGCGGTCACAGGCACAGGAACGGTCACAAGCGTGAGCGGTGCAGGTGGCACAACAGGGCTTACTTTAACTGGTGGGCCAATCACCACGACAGGCACATTGACCCTTGGCGGCACATTGATAGCAGCCAACGGCGGCACGGGGCAATCTTCGTATGCCGTGGGCGATATTCTATATGCCTCAACCACGACTGCTTTGTCTAAATTGTCTGTTGGCACAAACGGTCAAGTTTTAACTTTAGTGACAGGTGTTCCCGCATGGTCAACTGTTAGTGGTTCGGGTACGGTCACATCGGTTGCTGTTTCGGGTGGCACAACAGGATTGACTACTTCGGGTGGGCCGATCACCACCACAGGTACTATCACGCTTGCGGGTACATTAGTTGTCGGCAACGGTGGAACGGGTGTGGCAACACTTAGCGGCATTGCTTTTGGTAATGGCACATCAGCATTTACCGCTGCGTCTGCGGCTCAAATTGTTAGTGCGATTAGCACTACTGCAGTAACAAACTCAACCAACACAACAAACGTGCTTGGTGGTGCTGCGGGATCGTTGCATTATCAATCGGCACTAAACACCACCGCGATGCTCGGCATTGGCTCAAATGGTCAAATATTAAGTGTTGTTGCGGGTTTACCTGCGTGGACAACTGTTAGTGGTACAGGCGATGTGGTTGGGCCTGCTAGTGCTACCGCCAACGGCATTGCGTTGTTTAATGGAACAACTGGAAAATTACTTAAAGATTCTGCAAGCACAGACGGATTAATTAACACGCTTACTGTAGGTAAAGGATCGGGATCGATTGCTACTAATACTGCAGTTGGATTCCAAGCGTTAAATACGAACACAACTGGGTCAAGTAATACCGCAATTGGTTATGGTGCATACAAAACAAACAGCACAGGTCAGCAAACTGTTGCAATTGGATACAACGCTCTAACTTTAGCCACAACCGACTTCAACGTGGCTGTTGGGAGTGGCGCAGGCTCTGCCGTCACAACTGGATCAAGCAACATCTTCATCGGTACAAATGCAGGTCAATCGGTTACAACTGGTACTGGTAATGTAATTATTGGCTCAATCAGTGGGTCAGCTACTTTAACAAATACGCTTATCTTAGGTAATGGCACTGCAGAAGTGCTTCGTATTTTTAGTAATGGGTCATGGTCACTTGGTAACACGGGAACTAACACAGGTACATCAGGTCAAGTCTTGACTTCAGGTGGATCAGGCGCTGCCGCATCATGGACAACAATTGGCGGTACAGGAACGGTCACATCGGTTAGCGGTTCGGGTGGAACGACTGGTTTAACGCTCACAGGCGGCGCGATCACCACTTCAGGTACTTTGACACTAGGTGGCACTTTAATCGTCGCCAACGGCGGCACAGGCGTTGTTACGATCACTGCAAAAGGTGTAGTGATCGGTAACGGCACATCAGCGGTCACCAATGTGGTGTCTACCAACGGCACAAACGCGCCGACAACCAGTTACGGCATCTTGACCACAGACGTATCAAACAACCCAGTTTGGACAGACGTAATTGATGGAGGAACGTACTAATGGCTACGACAGTTAAGATTCGATTGACCACCACGGCGGGTGCGCCATCATCAACGGCGGGTATGGTTCAAAATGAATTAGTGGTCAACTCGACTGACGGCACAATCTCGTTTTTAAACACGGCGGGAACAGCGGTGATCAAGTTGGATCAAGCTACCTGCCAACACACTTTGATTTAAAAACATGGCAACCAAAATCCTAATCAAGCGGTCAACCACCGCAGCGGCAGTACCCACCACGGGTCAGTTGGCGGCGGGTGAACTCGCTATGAACACGACTGACGGCTTTCTGTTTTTGAAGAACACCGCAGGTACGGGCGTGTGGAAGTTTGGAACGGCAACGGGTGGTGGTGGCTCATATGTTATTAGTGTTTGCGTAGTTGCAGGGGGCGGTGGATCAGGTGCGTTTTTAAGTGGCGGTGGCGGTGCGGGTGGTCTTCGTTCAGGTTCAGGTGTTCCAATTATTACAGGAACAGTTTTTTCAGGCACGGTGGGTGCAGGTGGTACAGCAGGAAGTTCCTCTCTAGCAGGTGGTACAGGCGGCAATAGTACGTTTCAAGGGTTTTTGTGTCATGGTGGTGGTGGTGGTGGAACCATCAACAGCGCCCCAAGTTGGAATGGCGGTTTAGGTGGCTCAGGAGGAGGTAATAGCGGTCAAAACAACACCCCATATGTTCCGTTCGGCATTCCTTTGGAAGGCAACAACGGTGGATGTACTCCAACAGGCTCAGCACAGTTTTGTGGTGGCGGTGGTGCAAGCGCAGCAGGATCAACAGGCGCATCAACCGCAGCAGGCGGTGCAGGTTTAGCTAATCCGATTACAGGCTCAACCGCAGGTCAACTAGTTACTGGCACTTATTATCTCGCAGGCGGTGGCGGTGCGGGATCAGGCACAAGTAGCGCAGGCGGTAATGGTGGCGGTGGTGCAACGGGCGTGGCTGGTACTGCAAACACAGGCGGTGGTGCGGGTGGTGTTAATAACGCAGGTACAGGTATGGCGGGTGGATCGGGTATTGTGATCCTATCAATCCCAACCGCAAACTATTCAGGAACATTTACTGGTACTTTGCGCACAGCGGCTTACACAAGCGGCTCAAACACTCTGCTCGAATTTATCTCTTCGACATTTAGCTACACAGGATAAGTCATGCAATGGTTGATAAATGAACTGCTAGTTACAAATGACGTAGCCCCTGACATGGTTACGCGAGTCAAATATTCGGTCACAGATACCCAAGATGGTTTGGTCGGTGTTGTGACCAACTTCATCAATATCGCAGTTGCCGACCCGAACAATTACACCCCATATGCAGAAATCACCGAAACACAAGCTATTGGTTGGGTGCAGGACACTTTAGGGGTGTCGGGCGTAGTATCGGTGGAAGAGCAAGTACAGGCATCAATTGATGGGCAAAAAACATCAGTAGCACAACCCGCGCCTTTGCCGTGGGCAACCCCAATCACGGAAGAATAATCATGGCTGCAGTCGGATTTAATACAATCAGTCTTTACTACACTGCAACAGTAGCAGCAGTTCCTAGCACTACTAATCTTGCATACGGTGAGTTAGCCATCAACATTACTGATGGAAAACTATTTTACAAAGATGGCTTGGGCGCACTACAAACCATTGCGCAGAAAAGCACAGTTATCGGCATTACTGGAACAGCCAACCAAGTCATCGCCACGCAAGCGGGGGCTGGCCCGTACACCTACACCCTATCCTTACCGCAAAGCATTGCCACAACCTCTGACGTTCGCTTTGGGTCGCTTGGTATTGGTACAGCAGCGTCAGGTGTTGTAGGTGAGATTCGCGCCACAGGCAGCGTCACCGCCTTTTATGTATCCGACATTAAGCACAAAGAGAACGTGCAGCCTATCAAAGATGCGCTTGCAACGGTCGCAGCAATCGGTGGCAAGACGTTTGACTGGACAGAGGATTACATCCAAGATCACGGCGGCGAAGACGGTTACTTTGTGCGCAAAGCTGACTTTGGGTTCATCGCGCAAGACGTTCAGGCGGCGTTTCCGCTTGCTGTTCGTACCCGCCCTGAAGGTGATTTAGCGGTTGATTACGAAAAAATGATTGCGTTGGCATTTAGCGCGATTGCTGAACTTAAGAAAGAACTTGAGTTTGTGAAGTACAGCAGCAAGTAGCTGCAAAGGTTGTTATAAAATTGAATTCCCTGAACCGTTTAAAGGACTTTGAATGAACATTTCTCTTGAACTGATGAACGCAATTTTGCAATACCTTGGCAGTCGCCCATATGTTGAGGTCGCTGACTTCATCACCAAAGTACAAGCTGAAGCGCAAGCTGATGTTGCAGCAAAAGCAGTAGTTGATTCACCTGAAGTTGCACAAGAGGCGTAATCATCATGGATTGGCAGAACCTATTCAACCTAGTATTGGGTGTAGCTTTACCAGTCGGGGGATGGTTCTGCCGTCAACTGTGGGATTCAGTCAAGGAATTAAAGACAGACATTACCGAACTACGACTTCATGTTGCTGAGAATTGCGTCAAGAAAACTGAAATGGAATCGCAGTACAGCAAAATTGAAACCATGCTTGAGAAGATATTCGACAAGCTAGATAAAAAGGTTGATAAATGATCAAGCAACTGTTAACTGGCAAAGATAATGCGACTTACGACATTGCGCGTGTGGCGTGGTTTGTGAGTATTTTAGCGGTGCTTGGCGTGGCAGGCTATCAAGTGTTTGCTTACGGCGCGGTGAGCCTCAGAGAACTTGCTGAGTCACTTGGAATCATTTCAGGCGCGGGTGGTGCAAGCGTGTGGGCCAAAAAAGAGGCAGAACCAAATGTTCCCAATCACTAGCCCGTTGCTAATTAAAATTGGTTCAATTGTTGGTGTTTTTTTAGTTGCAATTGCATTTGCGTATTACAAAGGTTACTCAGGCGAACATGAAAAGTTTGTTGCATATCAAGCAGAGGTCGCCGCTTTAGGTAAGGCACAAGAAGTCATCAATCAAGCAAAGGTGAAAGAGCATGAAAATGTATCAACTTCAATCGCAAATCAATATGAGGCTCGCCTTAGTGCTGTGCATAATTATTACGCTGACAGGGTGCGCGACACCAGTACCAACAGCGGTGGTTTGCCCACCGTTTCCAAGCCCACCCAATGCCCTAATGCAGCCCCCGCCAACACAGAATTTACTCGACAATGCGCTGAAACGACCTTGATGTTGACCGAATTACAAAATTGGGTACGGAGTATTAAATAATGTTCACATTCTCAGAGCGGTCTTTGAATAACTTGAAAGGCGTACACCCTAAACTAGTTGCCGTTGTCCACCGTGCGCTTGCGTTAAGCCTGATTGACTTTACCGTGTTAGAGGGCGTGCGCTCACAGGCGCGGCAAGATGAATTGTGGGCGCAAGGGAGAACAAAGCCCGGTCAAGTGGTGACTTGGGTGCAGACTAACGGCACGCACGGCATCCAAGCGGATGGTTTCGGTCACGCCGTTGACCTTGCGCCTTACCCGATTGATTGGAACGACTTCAAGCGCTTTGACCAATTAGCCACCACCATGTTTTGGGCGGCTGAAGAACTAGGCGTGACGCTTCGTTGGGGCGGCAACTGGGATATGGATGCGGTCATCCATGAACGTGGCGAGTCTGACAGCCCACACTTTGAACTATTTAATAGTTAAATAAAGAGTTAAAATGTCAAATCATGCGCTTTGCCAAAAAGCACGACTCAATTCTATAGGAAAAGCGTTATGACTGTGGCATTCGCACTGACGTATGACAGTTTGGTAACTGCTATTGAGCAGTACCTTGAGCGCAATGACGCTTCTGTTGTTGATCAAATTCCAACATTTATTGCAATGGCTGAGTTTGAGATCGCTCAACAGATCAAGACGCTTGGGCAGATGCAAGTTGTGCAAAGCACAATGTCAATCAATAATCCAGTCCTACCAAAACCCGCACGTTGGCGCAAAACCACTAGTATGTCGGTCACGGTCAACGGCGTAAAGAGCCAAGTTTTCTTGCGTAAGTATGAGTACCTCAATGCTTATAACGGCAACGGCGCAACAGGTATTCCTTTGTATTACGGCGATTACGACTACGACCACTGGTTGGTTGCACCCGCCCCTGATGTGGCGTACCCGTTTGAGGTGCTGTATTACGAGCGTCTGATACCCCTATCAAGCATCAATCAGACAAACTGGATTACCAACAATGCCCCAAACCTGATGCTGTTTGGCGCACTCTTACAAGCCGTGATCTTTTTAAAAAATGATGATCGGGTAATTTTTCAACAGAAATATGAAGCAGCGTTGCAGTCTATAAAAGCCGAAGACACAACCCGTGTTGGCGACCGTTCCGCAATCGCCGTTGACAGTTAAGGATAATCATGCCTAGTTACACAGACCCATTTACTGGGCAAACAATAAGCCCCTCGCAGGTTGGTTATGTAGAAATATCGATGGCGCAAGACACGGTATTGGAGTGGCCCATCAACGGCAACGGTAACGCAGTGGCTTACCAAGAACCTGCGGCAAACATCATCCAAGTTAATGCCATTTACGCCAACTTGACGTTGTTTACACCAATTGCTCTTCAGGTTAGCAACGGTCAGTCAATATTGATTCAAAATATAGGATCAAATACATTTACAGTAAAAGACCCTTATGGGGTCACAATCGTATCTATACCATCGGGTATTGCTGAGTACATTTTTTTAACAGACAACACCACATTTGGTGGCATTTGGTCTACCGTTACGTTTGGCGCAGGCACTTCGTCAGCTAACGCCGCAACTTTGGCGGGTGATGGTTTAGTTGCTCAAGGCACTACGCTTAATCAGTCGTATCCTGAAAGTGCAATCAACTCAAGCACGTTTTTAACAGCAGCAAATCGTGCTGAATTTTGGGTCTGGTCATCAGGCGTTGGAACGATTACCTTGTCAGCAGCGTCTGCTGTTGGCAATGGTTGGTTCGTAAATATTCGCAATGGTGGTTCGGGTGTTTTAACAATTACCCCAATCGGTACTGATACGATTGATGGAGTTGCTAACAAACAGCTTCAGTTGACCGAATCAATGGTCATTGTGAGTAACGGCGTAAACGGCTACTTCACGTTCGCCTACGGTCGTTCTAGCGTGTTTCAGTACACGCAGCTATCTAAAGTAGTAACTGGCGGCACAACCACGTTGAGCGCGGTCGAGTACGCGAACGTGGTGCAGCAGTACAGCGGCGTGTTGACTAGTGATCAAACCATTATTTTGCCGTCAACTGTGCAGGTTTATTACCTAAACAACACAACTTCCGGCCCTTTCAGTCTGACGTTTGAAACCGCTTCGGGTTTTGGCTCTAACGTAATTCTTGCACAAAACACCACCCTAACGGTTGTCTGTGACGGCACAAATGTGTTCAACGCAGGTTCTGCGGCAGCATCGTCAATTACATCAGTATCGGTGAACCCCGGTAGCGTTGGCGCACCCACCGTAAACTTTGCAAGCAACACTTCAACTGGTTTGTACAACCCGTCAAGCGGGGTAATTGGTTTTTCCTCGACTGGCGTAAACAGTATGCTTCTCAGCAACACATCTTTTTATGTTGCGGCAGGGATTGTAGGAGGAACATTTTGAGCAAGCAGGTAATTGCGCTCAAGATATTACCGGGCATTCAGCGCGATGGCACGTTGTTTGATGCCGTCTGCTACGTTGACAGCTTATGGTGTCGATTCCAACGTGGTCGCCCACGCAAGATAGGCGGCTACAGAGGAATCTTTCAAAACGCCACACAGATCAGCCGTGGCATGATTATGAACGCGCAGAACGGCTTTAATTACGTTTACAGCGGCACTTATAACCAACTTCAGTATTGGATAACCGACAATGACGATGGCGTGGGAAGTGGCCCGTACACGGTTTCATTCACTTCGGGTTTTACCTCCAACAGCAATAACCTTTGGCAATTTGACATCGGGTTCAACAGCAGTGGTAGCGGAACAGATGTCATCATCGCCCACGCAGGTCAAAACCTTACCAACATCGACTCAACTGTTAACACCCCCGTTTTATATGGCAGCTTTCCGAGCGGTTCAATGTCACCCGTTGGTCAGTTCACCGCCGCAGTCGCTCTTACTAACGGATTGACAACGGGTACGATCACGGGTGTCAACGGTTTGGTGTCAGCAGGTCAATTGGTTACAGGAACAGGCATTACGGCAGGTACAACGGTCGTTTCTTCTGTTGTATCCACCAACACCGTGGTCACGCTTTCAAGTGCGTACACAGGCACGACAGGTACGCAAACCCTTACGTTTGATAATCAGATCAACGTGAGCGGCGGGTGCGTGTTAATTTACCCTTACTTGTTCGTATACGGCAATGAAGGACTTATTCAGAATTCATCAGCGGGTGACTTCCAAAATTGGGTTTCGGCGGATGCCAACGCCAACAACGTGGCTACAGGAAAGATCGTCAAGGGTATGCCTGTGCGCGGCGGTACGACATCACCTGCGGGGTTGTTTTGGTCGCTTGATTCGCTTGTGCGGGTTAGCTACGCCCCTACCACGGTCGGCGCGTCAACCCTTTATTGGAAGTACGACCTGATCAGTTGCCAGTCATCAATCCTGTCATCGTCAAGCGTCATTGAATATGACGGCATCTTTTATTGGTGCGGCGTTGACCGATTCTTGCAGTACAACGGCGTGGTCGCGGAACTCCAAAACAACAACAGCATCAACTACTTTTTTGATAACTTGAACTACAACCAACGCCAAAAAGTGTGGGTGTCGAAAGTACCTCGTTGGGGTGAAATTTGGTGGTTTTACCCAAGCGGCGATTCGGTTGAATGCAACGATGCCGTCATCTATAACGTGCGCGACAAGGTTTGGTATGACGCAGGTGGCGCACTAGGCGCACGGCGCTCTGCGGGTACGTTCTCTGAGGTGTTCCGATTCCCTATATGGGCAGGTAATGAAGCGAATTCATCAAACAATTACATCTTGTGGCAGCATGAAACTGGTGTGAACGAGGTGAACTTGGCGCAGCAGAATGCAATCCAAAGTTACTTTGAAACGAACTCAATCGGGTGGGTGACGGGTGGCCCCGGCGTGCAAGGGCAGATTTTAGGCAAAACCAACGCCATGCGCCTTGAGCGCGTTGAACCTGACTTTGTTCAAGAAGGCGACATGAACCTGTATGTGGTCGGAAAAAGCTACGCACGCAGCGATGACGTTATCAGCGAAGCCAAGGTGTTCAGCCCGACCACAGAAAAGATTGATATGCGCGAACAGCGTAGAGAGATGCGCTTGCGGTTTGAAAGCAACGTGGTGAATGGTAACTATGTGACTGGCAACATCTTGCTGTCTTGCGAGGCAGGCGACATTCGCGGCGATGGTAACCCGTGACAACGTATGATCCTCGCGGGATGCTTTGGGATAATTGGTGTTCGCTCATGGCTGAATTATTTGCGGCACAGCAACTTGGTACGTTGCCTGAAGATCGATGGCGCGAGTGGGGCGATGGAATGGCAGGGATCGGCTACTTTATGAACTCAGGCGTGCCTAGCACCCACCAGTTTGAAACGTGGCAAGAATGGGCAGAGAACCTAGTCGGGATTATGAGCATATGACACCTGAATTTGCGATTGAGCATATTGCTGATGTGGTTGAAGAACTCAAGCCGTTGACGGTTGATCACCACGCCGAAGTGAACTTTTTTAGTGACACAACGCTTGATATTGATTGGGATCGGTACGGCAGAGGGCAGAAGATGTACTGTTTTGTCACCTGTCGTGTTGGTGGTGAATTAGTCGGGTGGATTGGTTTTTGGGTTCATCCACACATTCGCCACAAGAATTATCTGATGGCGTTTGAAGATTGGTACTACCTGAAGCCTGAATACCGTAGGCGCGGATGGGGCAAGAAAATGTTTAAGAACGCTGAAGGCGCATTGAAAGCGGGTGGGGTTAAGCGCATTACGGTTAGTTGCAAGACCTACCAAGACTACACGCCATTGCTTGAGGGTCTTGGCTACATCAATTACGAAAAGAATTTTACTAAGGCTACGCAATGAAATACACCTTAGACCTACTGCCAATCAACGCCTTTCAGGGGCGAGGTACGCCTATTGGTGGTCAAGGTCTTCGGTTGTGTGGTGGCAGTGACATGGGTGGCAGCAATGTTGGCATTGACTCAGGTGATGTAAGTACAGGTGGATGGGCTGAAGCTGCACCCGCCGCTGACTCAGGCGGTGGCGGTGGTGGTGGCGGTGGTGGCGGTGGTGGTGGTGACGGTGGTGGTGGTGGTGGTGGTGACGGTGGTGGTGGTGGTGGTGGTGACGGTGGTGGTGGTGGTGGTGGTGGTGAGTCTGCCCCTGCACCCGCCCCGCTTGCGCCTGCAGTAAACTCGTGGCAACAAACCGTAAACGATATTTATCAACAGACGTTTGGGCGGCAAGCTGACCCAAGCGGCATGGCAAGTTTTACCGCTGCGCTGAATGCAGGCATGACTGGCGAACAGATGCGTGCTGCGCTTGCGTCTAGCGCGGAAGGTCAATCAATGGGGCTGTCACCCGCCCCTGCTGCCCCTGCTGCCCCTGCCGCTACTGTAGCGCCGTTGACCGCCGCAAACCCCAACGCAGGATGGGAGTTTCAACCGCCCTCATATGATGATTTTGGCGGTACATCGCCTGCGTTTTGGATGAATGTCAACACAGGTGAGCGGCGTGATCTTGCCACACCCACCAACATTCAAACGGTTCGGGATGAGTCGGGCAATATCAGCTATGTGAACGCTGACACGGGCGCGGCGATTGACACCAAGCAGTTAGATAAAAACATTACTGGGTACAACAAAGAGATCACCGACCTGTATCAGAACCTGCTTGGTCGCACGCCAAGCGCAAGTGAGGTCGCAAGTTACAACAACCAAATTCAGAGCGGTGCGGCTAGCCTTGATGACGTAGTTAAAGGGATGACGGTATCGCCTGAATTTTTGCAAGCGAAGATGCCTTTTCTTGATCCAAACGCTGACGTAAACACGCAGTTTGAGCAAGGCGTGCGCGGGTTTGACGCAAAAGGGTTGGTGCGTGGCGGTGCGCTTGAAGGACTTCCGACTCAGTATTTTGACCCGAAGACTGGCAAATTAGCTGCGTGGTTCGGCACATCAACGGGTCTGACAGGTACGGACTTTTACACTTGGCATACGGCAGATGAATTAAAAGTGCCGGGCGTGGAGATGCGCCTTGCCGAAGAGTCCAAGCGCGATGTCGGCGCTGAGTGGCGTGAACTTGGCAGGTCGGCGCTCAAAATAGCACCCCTTGCGCTTGCGCCGTACATCGCCCCCGCAATGGCGGCGTACAACCTTGGAATTTCGTTAGCTGAATTTTCTGCGTATGCGGTTGACGCAGGGATGACCGTTGCTGAATTAGCGGGTGGGGTCGGCGGAACACTAGCGAGTGGCACAGGCGCACTTGACTGGAATGCAATATCAAGCGTGGCGCTCAAGAACGCAGCGATTAGTGGCGCTACCACGGCAGCAACAGGCGGCAGCTTCTCTGACGTTTTGAAAGCTGCAGGAACGGGTGCATTGACAGCGGGTGCGGGTGCTGCAGGGGCGCAATACTTCGGCGGTGGCGCGGTTGCGCAGATTGGTACACAGACAGCAATCGCCGCAACCGCTGCGGCTGCGCGTGGTCAAGACCCCATGCAAGCGGCGTTTAATACTTTGATCAGCGCCACGATTGCCAATGTAATCCCCTCAACCACAAATGGCATTTTAGAAAACGCAGGTATCACAAACGCTGAAATTCAAAAGGCTGTTAACTCTTCAATTTCTGCCGCAATCGTAACCGCTACTCGCGGCGGCGATGTTGGTACTGCCGTGATCATGGGTGCGGTGAACTCAGCTATTGGTTCGGTCGCCACAGCGATTGGCAACACGCAGGTGGTCAAAGACCTAAAGGCTGAAATCGGGGCAAAAGTCACAGAAATTGTTGACTCCTTTAAATATGAAACGGGAATCACAAACGCTCAAGCGTTACCAGTCACGGGGTCAGGTGGATCAGTAGCCAACACCCCTTTAACAAGCGGCGACAAAGATGCGGGTGACGGCAGCGTTGAAGAAGATGACGGCGCG